GAAGCACTCATGGGTGGCTTTGATACTCAGGTCAAGACAGCACAGGCTGTATTTGCTGAGTCATTCAGACACGTCATGCGCCTTTGCTTTATGACTGATGAAAAGATGTTTGGTAGCGTAGAGAAGGAAGTACGCGGCGTTAACGCTGGTGCTCCTTACGAAATTACCTACGTTCCATCAAAGGATATTCAAGGCGATTACTGGTGTGATGTCACATACGGCATGATGGCTGGACTTGACCCTAACCGTGCTCTTGTCTTTGGACTTCAAGCACGAGGCGATTCACTTATCTCACGTGACTTCCTCCGTCGTCAGATGCCATGGGAAATGAACGTCACCATGGAAGAAGAAAAGATTGAAGTTGAAAAACTTCGTGACTCTCTTCTCGCAGCAGTTGGTGCATATGCAAATGCAATTCCATCTCTCGCTGCGCAAGGCCAAGACCCATCAAAGATTATTAATGCTCTCGCAGTAGCAATTAAAGGACGCATGGACGGCGACCCAATTGAGGATGTTCTCGCCGCAGCATTTGCGCCACAACCAGTATCCCCAGAAGAAGCAGCCGCAGGTGAGGCGCAAGGTGCCCCTGGACAGGCTCCTTCTGGGGCACCTATGCCAGGTGGCGCACCGCAAGGTGGCGGTACCGCATTGCAGAGCCTGCTTGCAGGACTTTCATCTTCTGGCTCTCCTCAGTTATCTGCAGGAGTTGCTAGAAAGCAACCAGTATAAACGCGTTCTGGTTGTTACAAACAAACCTATAGGAGATACAAAATGGCAACAATGAAGTCATCATTGACTACAAAGGTTCCTGCACCAAAGAATCAGGGTGGACATGGTTCATCTGATGCAGTAACACAGAAGACAAAGATTCAGTCAAAGTCTGGCCCAGCCAAGACAGGCGCATCTAACATCGTTTACACAAAGCAGCCTGCAGGTACCAAGGGAACTGGTACTAATGCTGGAAAGCCAATGAAGTAACAATGCATTTAGACGACGAGGGCGAGGCAGCAACAAGGGTAACCAAGTTTGATGTTCTTGCCCTTATCGTTGAAGTAACTGCAAATATCATTAACGATATTGCAGATGGTCTGAAGGTTGGAAGCCAAATGCTTCAGACACACGCTAATCTTGTGGAGGAGCAACAGACTTTCCACGAGTATGCCGCCCGCACCATTGAGACACTTAAAGAGGGAGAATAGACATGCCACAGGCAAATAAGCCAGCAATGTTCTCAGGCCCTGGCGCACAATCGCGCAGAACCGATGGCGGACCAGCATCAAAACAAGCACAGCGCTATATCGCAGGTATGCCAAATTATGGAGATGGTCAACAACTTATGGACCTTCAAGCATCTGCACCAATGGCGTCAGCACCACAGACACCAGCACCGTCTAAGACGGCTATCGTACAAGCAGCACAGCAAGGCGGACAAGCCCAGCCTGCTGCACCACAACAACAAGTCACACCACTCCTTGCGCCAACACAACGTCCGAACGAACCAGTAACTGCTGGCTCTTTTCTCGGCGCTGGCCCAGGTCCAGAGGCTCTTGGCATTATGCCAGGACAGCAAATGGGTGGAACATCAGCCAAACAGGTTGTTCAATCACTCGCTGCACATCCAGATGCCTCACCTGAATTACGGAGTCTTGCGTCAGTATTGGGGCAGTAATTGTCAACTAATCAACCATTGCCACCTTCACCTGGTGCAAACGTTAACACTGCCAATGCTGCAGTAAAGGGATATCCAGACGCCACTCAAAAGGCTCCATCTGAAATGGCTTCTGCCATTCAATCTGGTAACCCAGACGCACCTGGTGCCACTGCTGCAACTGTACACATGGCCTCACACGCTGCTGCTGTTGATAATCACATTGCACAGCACGCTTCACAAGCATGGTGGCAGACAGCCCTTGGTGATGTTGGTAAAGTAATTACAGCAACTCCAATTCTTGGAACTGTCGCTAAGTGGGCTGCAAAGCCACTTCAGGAAATCCAAAGCGACTACAAGTTTATCCACTCAGTTTATGTTGACCATGGCTTTGGGCAAGGCTTACTTGCCACCCTTGGTGTTGTTGCTGGTGGTTCTATTGGTGCCCTTCTAGGCCCTGAAGGTATTGCTATCGGTGCAGGCATCGCCGCATCCCTTGAGCGTAACCTTGGCGGACAACTTATTCCGCAATATCAAAATTCTTACAAAAAGTCTATTGACCCAAATTATCAAGTTTCTATTGGTAGAGATTTGGCTAATGGACTATCTAACATTCCTGGCCTCAGCACGCTTAAAGATACCAACCATGGTCTTGGTCAGTTTGTTTCTGGTGTAGCAGATGCAACATTTGATTTCTCTGCAGACCCACTTGCTCAGGCTGGAAAGATTGCTGGCTCACTCAAGGCTGGTAAGTATCTTGATTATGCAACTGACTCAACTGGCAAGACACTTCTTGATGCAAACAAAAAGCCAATTGTCATTGCAACAATTCCATTGGCTAAGAATTCACCTGCCGTCACAAACTTCTTGATGAAAGTATCTGGCAAGCCACTTACAAGTGACATGGTGATGAACGCCTATGATGCAGGTGGAATTGCTGGCAAGTTTAATGCAGCAGTAAATCCAGTTCGACGCGCAATGGATGACATTGCCAACATGGCAAAGAATCCTGAAACATTTGCCGTCAATGTTGAGAAGTCATATCCAGGTACGCAATTCACTCCTGATTTAATTCAGAAGTTGTCAAAGGCTACAGATGGACGTGACGTTGCATCTATCTTTGCTAAATCTCTTTACTCTGGCGAAATGGCTGAGAAAGCAAACATTTCAACTGCTTTGTCGCTCCCAACTAAAACACTTGGTCGAGCGCTAGTAAACAAGGCAACAGATAAGATTATTCAGAAGGCTGGCGATACGCCTATTTCACAAGAGCGTAACTTGCTCTTGCCAAAGGCAATGCCAGTAATGAATCCAGATGGTACGCAGAAGTTTATTACAGATGCAAAGACTGGCGCACAAGTCCCAGTGATGAAGTCACAATGGGGCGGACTTTACACAAAGTCTGCCGATGGCTGGAATGGTTGGAACGCTTTAGCAGGTAAGGTTCGTACCTTTACTGGCTATAAGGCTTTGACCATCAACAAGACTCTCCTTGAGCAGTCTGGCGAAAACTTTAAGTGGACTGACCATAATGCTGGCACAGCACTTTACAATATGTTCTACTATGCAATGCCACGTGATGTTGCCCTTGAAAAGGCATCAGAAATTATGGCTGCGCCAACAATTGCTGAGAAGCAAGCGCTGTATGCGCAAGGCGTAAAGGAAGTCATCAAGGCTGCTGGTATTCCTGATGATGAAGACATGGTTTCTAAAATCATGTCGCACGCTCAGCGTGCAACTACTGGTGGTAAGCGCTCAGACGCTATATATGGCCATGACACCACAGGTAATGGTGTAGGCACGGTAGAGATGAAGGCAAGTAATCATCCTAACGATACCCTCAGCACTCCAGCAGACCCACAAGAAGTCGCTCTTTGGGGATGGCAGCAAGGCGGAAACGCTTTCATCAACTTCAAAGAATTACGTAAAGCAATGCGTCAAACAACAGTACATGGAATGATGTACTCAAAGGCTGATGACTGGTGGAGTTATTACACCGACAAAATCTTTGCACCAATGACTCTTTTCACAACAGGCTTTGGTCTACGTGTAGCAGGCTCTGAAGCCTTGCACCAGGTTATTCGTAATGGCCTTGGTGGATACATGCAAGACAAGATTGCGTTTAACGCAGCCAAGTATAAGTACCTCAAGATGTCGCCAGAAGAGCGTCAAGCCATGGCTGACCATCTTGCTCAGATGACAACACCTGAGGACCATGAAGCAGCACTTGCTGGCAAGACTGTCAAAGAAAATGCAGTCACTAAAGATATTGCTGAGAAAACAGCAACTGAAGATGCTCTTCGCGCTACAGCAGAGAAGGACCCATTAGTCAAGCGTATTGTTGACGCTCGTGGCCTTGTCAAGCCAGTAGGTTGGGCATCAAGCAAGATTGCTCCTTATGTCGCTGAAGACAAGATGAATGTACTTACCAACTGGCTCATCCAGATGCATGGTATGTCTATTCCAGCAGGCGTAGCCTCTGACCACTTTGCTCACTACTCGCTAAACGCTGCAGAGCGTGCTAGCCAGTTCGTTGAGCAGAACGGCCATGGTTCAACTGGCTTAGAAGATATCATGTCCTTGACTGGCAAAGATAAAAACTTCCACGCTTACTGGGCACAGAACCTTTCCAAGTTGCGCAATGAGCAGATGGCTCGTGACATTGCCAACGACTACATTCGTCTTTCAAAAAGTCCTGATTTTCAGGCTTTGTCTAATGACGAAAAGTGGAGCCAGATTCAGCAACTTCACCAGGTGCGTATTGAGGACCCAACCAAATATGCAAACCTACGAGATACTCTTGTCGGTCTTCGTGATGGTAAGGCAGACTCTTTCTCAAATGCTCAGGTTAAAGCATTTGCTGGCTTGGTTCAAGGTAAAGATGGAACTATCCACGATAACCTTATTCAGAACATTGCCAATAACAAGCCAACATACGCTACAGATTTAACGGCTATTCCACCAATTTCAAGCCCTGTTAAGGTGCTTGGTAAAGAGCCACGCAACACAATGGATAACCCATTGCAGCGTATTACTCAGGTTGGATACCGCAAGTTCATTAATCCAGTTATGGATAGCATTTCTCGTGAGCCAATCTTTGGCCACTATCTTTACGAGAATTATCGTTCAATGAAGCCAATGCTTGATGCTGGCCACATGAGCGAAACAGAAGCACTACAAATTGCAGGTCAGAAGGCAGTCATTCAGATGTTGCCTCTTATCCACAACCCTGCACTTCGTAGCCAGTTTGCGATGATTTCTCGTAACTTGCTTCCATTCTACTTTGCTCAAGAGCAGGCTATTAAGCGTTACGCACGCCTTGCATATCAGGCTCCACAGGCTTTCCGTGACTTCCAGATGATTAACCACGGCATCAACAATCCTGGCTTTATCCATCAGGATTCATCTGGCAACAAGTACATGGTCTATCCACTTATCGGTGAGTTCGGCAACGCTGCCGTTCGTGCCGCTAACGCACTTGGATTTACCCAGTTTACTGGATTGCCAGAGTCAATCACTGGTAACGTTTCATCCCTTCAGTCAGTACTTCCTGAAGCAAAGATGCCTGGCGTCAACCCATTTGCAACTATCCCGCTTCAGTTAATCAAGAACCATTTCCCATGGGCTGATTCTGCAGTCAATGCTGCAACTGGTGGTTACCCAGGAACTACGCTTATCAACGCTCTTCTCCCTAACTCAGCCATGCGTGACTTGTTCAATGCCATGACGATGAATGAGAAGGAAAGCATGGTGCACAATGCCATCCTTTCAGCAATGGCTGCAGCGTATTACCACGGAGATTTGCCTGACAATTATGCGGCTTTGCCAGCATCAGTTCAGCAACAATACCTTGACAAGATTGATGCCAATGCACGCACAAACTTGTTCATCAAGGGCATCCTATCGTTCTTCTTGCCACTGTCTCCGTCGGTAAGCAACGATTACTACAACAAGAATCTTCAGACTCTTCGCTCTGAATTCCTTGGCTACATGAATAAGGTAAACCCAGACACTGGTAAGACTTACACTTTAGCCGAGGCTACGGCTGCATTTAATGCAGAACATGGACAAGTCAAGGCTGCCGATGGCACCATGATTTGGAGAGGTACTGCATATACCGCATATCAGACAAAGACTGGTACTGCTGGGGCAGACCTTCCGCTTAATGATGCAACTATGAATTGGTTGAACCAAAACGGCGATTTGATGAATCAATACAAGTACGGCGCAGCCTACTTAATTCCTCAGACCAAGGCTGGTACAGATGCTCTGAAGGTGGAAAATTACCTTCTGACTCGCCAGTTGCGTTCAAAGGAAACTTCTCAGGAGTTCATGGATTCAATCTACATCGCCAAAGGATGGGCTGATGCAGCCCCTGTTTACAATGCATATCAAGCATTGATGACAGAAGCGCGTAAGAATAATGACCGTCGTGCTGCTGCTACTTATACCCAGAACTGGAATAACTACGCACAGACAGTTATTGGCGCTAACAATCCAACATGGTATGCCGATTACACAAACCCTGCCCGTAAGAATACAGCAGAGACAGTCATTGGCGAATTCCAGAAAATGAATACTGCTGGCAAGTTAACTGGTCCGCAGGCTGATGGAATCAAGACATTGCTTACTATGTACGATGCTTACCATCAAATTCTCCTGGCAAATACATTGAATGTTGGTGGAAGAATAACTCATACTCCAATGTACTCAATGACTCAAAACAATTGGTTTGCATACTTAACCCAATTGGAAGCAGAGCAACCAAACCTTACAAACGTTATCAACAGCGTATTTAAGAGAGTGAAATAATGAGCACATCTAAAGGAACTCCCGCACCTGCGCCTGACGCAAATGCCGCTGCTGCGGCTAAAGCAAAGGCACAAGCAGATGCAGCCAAGGCGATTCTTGGTGCTGACCCAAATGCTAACTCTGCTTATTACACCCCTTCAACATACAATGTTTATCAATTAACCCAAACTTCCCAACCAGACATTGCATCCCTTGTTAATAGCACAATGCTTAGTCTTGTTGGCCGTGCTGCTACGCCTCAAGAAATTCAACAATATGGTGCTGAACTTCTTGCTGCAGAACGAGCAAATCAAGGCTTGGCAAGTACGAGCACAAGTTACCAGACCACTGGAGCAGGTGTTGGTAAGAAAGGTGCTACTACTGGTACCGACCTTTCAACTGGTGTAAATGCTTCAGACTTTATTGGGAATCTTATTCGTGGTACTGCAGATGCCCGTACATATCAGGCAGCAACTGCATATTTTGATGCCATGAAGCAGTCCAATAATAAGTACACAGGAGGATTCAGTGGCTGAGAAAAACTACAAACTTAAAAAGGGCCAGTGGACCGACCAAGTTATCAACATTGGTGTAGATAAAACTATCCCACTTGGAAACGTTACTGTTGTTTATAACCCAGATGGTTCTGAGGCTGGATTTATCAGAGACGGCGTATTTTACAATCCTGGTGAAAAAGTACAGGCACAGCCAAAGACTTCTAAGTCTGCTGCTGCACCTGCAGCCAAGACAGACCCTATGGCAAAGTACAACTTGCCACCAGAGGTAGATGTTTCCGATATCAAGAATATGACTCCTGATGAACTTCAAAGCCATATTGCTGAAGCCAAAAAGCGTGCAGATGCTGCCACAAAACTTTATCAAAACACATCATCATCTGACACTGATTATGCCTATATCAAGCAGGCAAACGATTCTTCTATCAACCAGTTGAATGCTTTACAGGCTGCAGTAAAAACTGCTCCTGCTGCAAAGGGCGCAGAAAAGACAACAACAACAGCAACAACTATTGATACTTATTCGCAACTTGATTCTTTGCAAAACCAAGCAGATGGCTGGGAGTCTTCCAGGGAAGCAGCCCAAAATCAAATGGACAGCAATCCAGTTGGTTCTGCTGATTACAATTCAGCCAAAACTCGTCTTGATGAAGCAAACAAAAATTTACAGACAATTAATGACAATATTAAAAAAGTCAAGTCTGGCGAACAAATTACACCTGAGCAACAGCAAAGTAAGAGCAAACAGGCTGTTCAAAAAGCACAAGATAATGTTAATAAAATTCAAGAACAGATTACTCGCTTAAAAGATAAAGGCTTAGATACTTCAAACCTTGAACCTAAACTTGACGAAGCAAAGAAAAAAGTAACAGATGCCCAGGCTGCTACGCCACAAACATCAGTAACTTCAAACAAATTAAACAAAGCACAAACTGATGCTTTTAATGCAGCAGTTGCAAAAGATACTGCTACTACAGGTTCTGGTGCAAAATCGGGTGCAGGTGCAAGTAGCGGCACCGCAGGTAGCGCAGGAGCAGGTTCAAGTGGTGGTGCAGCAGGCGGAGGAACATCAGGTTCTAGCGGACCAACTTATTCTAAGACAGCACCTCGTAGCGCCGTTGGCGTAGATTCTGCTGGTAATTGGGTTGATTCCAAGGGAAGAATTGTTGGAACATCAGTAGCCCCTGCTATTTCCATGATGCCTAAGGGTGCCGTCGGAATTGAAGCAGGCAACTGGGTAGATGCCAAAGGCAACAAACTTGGTTCTGCTACACCAACAAGTTCTACTGGACAGACTGCAAACCAAGATGCTTACGAAAAATTCCGCCAGCAGTATGGTTCAGAAGCAGCAATTATTGACTCTAACCCTGAGTTAAAGGCTGCATTTAATAATGCGTTAAATGCCCCAGGCGCTGCTCTTTCTACACCTCAATGGCAATCAATTTATGAGAATAGCAACTACTACAAAAATTCTTATAGTTCATTCCTCAATGCTGAACAGACTCGTCTTGCTCAACCAGGCTCATATGTTCAGGCTTACAACAAAGCCATCACAGATGTCAAGGCTTACGCAGCACAGGCTGGTATCTCATTAGACTGGTCGTCACCTGACCTTCAGCCAATCACCATGACTCCTGGGCAAACAAATAACCCACTTGCCAGCAAGCAGTTTGACCCAACCAAGCCTGGCCTTATTGATGACATCCTTCACAAGTACTGGGATACTGGCGCTAATCAAACAGCCATTACCCAATACATTGCATCAAAAGGTAAAATTGACCCAACAATTATGGGTGGTAAGGCTCAGACTGATGAGCAGACTCTTCGCTCATTTGCTTCTGACCTTGGCTTAAGCAACCTTTCTCTTCCAACGCTTCAGGGTGGAGATTACTTTAATAACGCTGCAACTCAAATTGCTCAAGGCGGAATGGTTAACGGTACTCCAACCGACATCAACTACTGGAAGCAAGATTTAATCAATAAGGCTAAAGATGTCTATGGTGGAAAGTACAATACCCAACTTGACGCTGGTCAAACAATCAAGTCGCTTGCTGCTCCATATATCAATAGTTTGACTAACCTGCTTGAATCTTCACCAGACACAATCAATCTTTCTGACCCAACTGGTGACGGTGCATTAATTCGCAACGCCATGCAAAAAGGTACAAGCCCAGAAGACTTTGCAAAGCAAGTAATGAATGACCCACGTTGGCTTTCAACGAAGAATGCTAAGACAAGTCTTATGGGCATCGGCAACCAATTCTTAAGCGCTTTTGGCTTAAGCGCACTAGGATGATTGGATAAATAATGGCATCTTATTATAACGATTTACTTGCCGATGGAAATACTTCGGCAGCAGATATGGCTGCTGCAACCGATTATGGAAATCGTGGCCAAACATCTTCAGCACCAGTTGCAGGTTCTTTGGAAGATTATGCTGCCATGCTTGCAGCAAGCGTCGAGCAAGGAAAAAAAGATGTTAAAGCACTTACTGACACGTCAGCAGTAACTGCTGCAAAAACAGAAGTTGCTACCGAAAAAACATCAAATGCTGCACTTGCAAAATCATTAGGTGCGACTATTAGCCCAACTGGGATGATAACACCACCTACTAGCGGATATACAACACAAAGCATAAATGCTGCCGCTGGGATTTCTACACCTCCGCCAGTAGTTGCGCCAACAACGCCTACATCTGATTCAAATGCTCTTAATGCACTTAACGCATTATTTGCTGGATATGGTTTTCCACCTGATTTTGGTAATTACATCAGAGTTATGTTTGCTGCTGGTTATCAAGATGCGGCAACTATTGCCAACATTGCTCAGAACCCAAAGACATTTACCTCTAATGACCCAGCAGTCCAGGCAGCATTCAATGGCCTTAGCCAGGAATGGCAAGCCCGTTTCTCTGGCAACCAATTGCGTATGGCCAATGGCTTAGACCCACTTCCTGCATCTCAGTACATTGCCAATGAGCAATCATACAAGCAGGTTATGCAGATGGCAGGATTGCCAGCAAGCACATTGAGCAATGATGTTCTTGGAAAACTTATGGCTCAGGATGTATCCCCAGCCGAAGTTCAGACACGAGTCAACGCAGCCCTACAGGCTGTTCAGTCTGAGGACCCATTTGTCATCCAGCAACTTCAGACACAGCATGGAATGACTCTTGGTTCAATTGCCCTTCACCTTCTTGACCCAACCATTGCAGCACCTGTTATTCAACAGCAGGTAGCAGCAGCGCAGATTGGCGCTGAAGCAGCGCGTGTTGGTTCAAACATTAACCAAGATTATGCAATGAAACTTGCAGGTCAAGGTGTGACACAGGGCCAGGCACAACAAGGATTCCAGTCAATTGCTACTCAGCAAGCAGCGCTTCAAGCAGTTGCTAATCAGTCTCCAGCATTTTTACCAGCAGGAGCAATTGGCGGAGCACTACAGACAGCAACCTTTGGGACACCAGGCGCTCAAGATTACGCAACTGCACAAGCAGAACTTGCTCGTGTTAAAGCAGCCGCTGCCAATCCATTTGGCGGCTCTTCTGGCGTAAGCAAGGGAAGCCTCATGGGTAGTGAAGAAGGCATTTCGTAATAACTAGATTCCACACGGACTGACCAGCATCCGTTGTGCGTACCACTGACTGGTAGTAGGAGCCAAACTTCCTTCCCCTGGGAAACTTTGCGGCCTGCGTCACAACTAACGAAAAGGGAGTGCCACATGGCAAACCAATATGAAGATGACGACTTCGATGATATCGAAGAGACTCAAGATGCAAATGGTCCTGCGAATCTTCGCAAGGCATTGAAGCGAGCAGAGAAAGAAAAGAAAGACTTAGCAGAACAATTGGCTGCTATTCAGTCAGACTTACGCTCACGCTCAGTCAAGGAAGTATTGGCACAGAAAGGCGTACCAGATAAGGTCGCCAAATTTGTACCAGGCGACGTATCAACGCCAGAGCAGATTGATGCTTGGCTTTCTGAGAATGCTGACATTTTCGGAATTAAGCCAGCAGAAGAAACTGCTCAAGCCTCACAAGAACAGCAAGCAAACGTAGCATCGTATCAGCGTATTAACGCTGCGACACAAAATGCAGCAACCCCAACCCGTGACCAGGACTTGGCCGCGAAGATTGCTGGGGCTAAAAACATTGATGAACTCAATGCATTAACAGGTCTACCAAGCCAGCGTTTTAGAGGCTAACTAAAACAATCCATCCGCACAAACCTTATAGAAAGAAGGTGACACAGTGAGCAACGCATATACAGACATTACCTCTGGTTCGTCGCTAGGTAACTACCTAGTACAAACCGCGTATGACCGTTATGTAGAATTCGCTCTCCGTGCTGTGCCTCTTATCCGCGATGTCGCAGACAAGAAGCCAGTACAGCAGGCAATGCCAGGTTCTTCAGTAGTCTTCCAGATTTACACAGACCTCGCAGCAGCAACAGCAACACTCTCAGAAACTGTTGACCCAGATGCAGTAGCACTCGGTAACACAACACAGGTTTCTGTAACACTTAATGAATATGGTAACGCTTCTCTTGCTACACGTAAGTTGGAGTTGTTTTCACTTTCAGATGTTGACCCAGCAATTGCTGACATCATCGCATTCAACATGGCTGACTCTCTCGACACAGTTGCACTCCAGACCCTCACAGGTGGACCAAATGCAATTGCTGAAGTTAACGGTTCTGTCGTATCTACCTATGCAGGTACATACACAAACGGCACAACCAACAAGTCAATCCTCTCAACAGACGTAATCAAGTCTCGTGACATCCGTTTGGCTGTCGCTAAACTCCGTGCTAACAAGGCTGTCCCACGTCAGGGCGAGTACTACTGGGTTGGTATTCACCCAGAAGTTTCACATGACCTCCGTGCTGAGACAGGTCTTGGCGGATGGCGTGATGACCACAAGTACTCAGAGACAGGTGCTGCTGAGTTCTGGCCAGGCACAATCGGAACATACGAAGGTGCTATGTTCGTAGAGACACCACGTATGGCTAACTTCGCTGACGGTACAGGTGCTGGTTCAGCATCAGGTACTTTTGGTACTTCTTCATATGTCAACGCTACAGGTGGCGTACGTGTATTCCGTACACTCGTTGCTGGTAAGCAGGCACTTGCAGAAGCAGTTGCTGAAGAGCCACATGTTATCTTCGGACCAGTTGTTGATAAGTTGATGCGTTTCCGTCCAATCGGATGGTACGGCGTTCTTGGATGGGCACGTTACCGTGACGCATCCCTCGTCCGTATTGAAACAACATCTTCAATCCACACAGCGTAGTTTGAAGTAACGGTAAGGGTGGGGTTAAGCACGACTTGAAATAAAGTCACACTCCCACCCTTATCACTTAACAAGGAGAAACATGGGATACCAATTTACACCGCCAGCAGTTGATGAGACTCCAGGTGGATTCGGAAGATTGTTCTGGCGTTACCGTATTGCCCGTGGGGACACGCTTCTTGTTAATGGAACAGTAGTAACTCGTGTCCGTACCCCAGGAGTAGATGAAGTCTTAGCCGCTGACTACTACTACCTCGGTGGCCATATATATCCCATCACAGATGTGGAACGCACAATTTTGATTAACGCTGGTTACGGCGCAAAC